ATCCTACGTTAGAAGGGTTGGTTCGCGGGTCTGGACCACGGAATCTGTAGTTCTCGTAAGCACCGTAGGCTTGCCCTGCGATTTGCAGCGCACCTGCCAACAGGTTCGGCCCCGTTCTAGGCATAAACTGTAGGTTCATGATGTTTGACTGCATGCCTCTACGGGCTTGCTCTAGGTTGTCTCGGATTGCCTGCTGACGGAAACTAAGCGACCGGCGAACTTGAGTCTGGTAGCGCAGCTCTTGCGCCTCGAAGTCGTTGAAGATCTGGTCAACGCTCTGGCCTGTTACGCCTCGTTCAGCCGCAGACAGACCGGCCAAAGCCGCAGCCTTTCGGCCTTCACTAGCGACCTTTCCAATCTCGTCCGCAGCAGCTTCTTGCTCTTGGCGGTCTCTGGCTGACGCTTGCCGCACTTGGTTTGCGAAGTTGGCTTCAGCAAGCTTAGTGCCTTCTCGCTGGCGCTGCGCCATCATGTCGTTGTATCTGTTGGCTTGCTGTCGTTGACCGATTTGACTAATCGCAGTAGTTGTCAACCCAAGCAAAGCAGAGTTTGCCGCTGCCGCTGCCGCCGCAGACTTAAGGGCAATAAGCCCCGTAGCCGCCGTGGCCTTGGCTCCAGCGGTTGCTGCTACCGCAGCTACTCCGAATACGCACATTAGACAATCCTCACGAACTCAAGAAACGGGCGCTGTTCGACGCCGTATTTTTCATGTCGATAGATGAACGAGAAACCTAGCCAAGCAATCCATCGGATGTGCAGGTAGTTCCGCTCATCAACGTAGTTGAATAGAAGGTCGTAGCCGTCCGAGACGTGGTTCATCCACTTCTTAGACTGACGCAGGAACCTCCACTTTCCCCGAACAAGGGCATCAGTTCCCAGCAGCCAGATGGCTCCAACTCCTGGCTCAATAGGAGCAACCCCGAAGATACCTGCGGGAGTTGACCCATCAATGATGGTGAAGGGGTTCTCCGTGTTCCTCATGGAGAACAGGAGAGCTTCTGGACTGACAACACCGAGCGCGGCCTTGACCTCGTTGTGGTCCGCTCGCCGAAGATTGTGTGCTAGATATTCGCAGTCCGACTCGATGGACGGTCGAACTGAAAGATTGGTCACTACCTTCTTCGGCTTCTCGGATTCCATGACAGCTCGAACTCCGCCGACAACAGGTTGCAGGGCAACGGAGTGTCGTTGGTTAGGGTGATGGCTACTTGGTCTGCCTTTGAGAAGACAGGGAAACGGAACTCTCCTGACTCTAGCGGAACCGACCCCAACTTCATGGTGCCTGCGCCCAAGATGCGTCCAGTGAACGTGTGGTTGCTGGTGTCTCGGAAGTCGGGAGTGACATCGACGTTGAAGGCTCCGCTTTCGCCGAACGTCAACGTGCCGTATCGGATCTGTAGCCGTCCATCAGTGATGATCGCAAGTCCACCCGACTGCGTAGGCTCTCTTAGCACGATGTCGGAGAACGTGTAGGACATCGTGTAGGCTTCCCCTGCAAAGAAGGAAACGCCAGTCATGTCTTGGTTGGCCGTGAGGATTGCAGTTGCCCCCTCGTCGGCGCTGTTGGTCACTGGGATGCGCTGCCCTGCCGTCGTGATGACTTCTAGGTCTCGTCCAACAGACTCCGCATACGGCATCGTGATCTGTGATCCCGTGACGGACACGTTAGGACTGGTGTTGGATACCCTGCGATCCAGTCGAGCTACGTAGTTGGCACTTGGGTCAGTCTTGCCCACCTCAATCGCCATCTTTTCGATGAACACGCCTTCTGCCCTTTGGACAGTCAGGAACAGATCAGTGTCGATCAGATCAATGTTCAGGATCTTGGCCCCAGTTCCAATCTCCCAGCGGTGCCATGCGCTTTGAATGCGTTGACGGTCGCCGTTGTAGTAGTTGTAGACGTAGATCGCATCAGTGTCCCCGTCTGTCAGACAGAACACGGCATTCTCATGGTTTGCCGCGACGATCTTGGTGATCTTGCCTGGGATATACTTCGGGACTTGCGCCGAGATATCGACCGCCTCGAAGTTGTCCTCAACATCCGCCGGGACATACTCGCGAACTCCAGAGAAGGAGCCACGGTTGAACGCGAAGAACACCGCGTTCTCTGAGGCACTTGGCTCTGCGTCCTTGATGATGTTGTAGGCCGTGGACCTAGCGATGGCGACAGTCTTCACCGACAGCGCCGTGTCGGACTGCAAGATGAACTGCCCAGAGTCCGAGAGCAGCACCAGCTTCTCCGACAACGGCACGGCATGACGGAGGATCGCTACCTCACTGCTCGCCGACGCAATGTCGATAGGTGCAGTGTCCAACAGGTCAATCACCGTTGTGCGGAAGAAGTTGAAGAACTCCCCAGCTTCGGTCATGACGATGTTTTCGTCCGATAAGACGCCGAACCTGTTCTTGAAGAGAAACAGGTTGTTGATGGTCTTGCCGATGAACGATGGGTCTGGGTTGGTGAGCTTGTCCCCTACCTTGCGTGAGCCCCACTTGAATGCGCTGTAATCAAAAGTGTCCGAGCCGCTGGTGTGGTTTTCGCCGTCTGCTTTTTTGAAAACAAATGTCCCATTGGACTGCTTGATAAGCAGGTGCGGCATGGTTTGAGGTGCGGGCTCAAGACCATCAATAAGAGAAGGCTCCGCGCACTCTTCGTAAGTTCCTTTTCCTAATGCTCCTGACTCGGCAGTCGTAACGAACCTTACATAGTAGTCATCAACGCCAGCATCGACGCTTCCCTCTACCTTAAAAATCATTCCATCTTTTGCGGTATTAGGAAGGTCACTGAGTTTTTGAGCGCGGCCCTTAAAAGTATCTATGTATGCCGGTGCGTAAGAATTGTCTGACGTAATGCTGAATGAGTCGCCTGAACTGACGTAAACTACTGGCCCTCTAGCTTCTGCTTGGATGCTTCCAATTCCTGTCCCTGATGAACCCGCGTCTTCTTGTAGAATCTGAAAGTAAAAATCTTTAGTTGTGTCGTGAGAACCCGGTTGTGTCTGTGGGTTTTCAGAGCTGAAACCGTCCTCAGATCCTCCAATGTAAATGCTTCCGTTCGCGTAATCGTTGCCTCCTGCTAGCCAGCCTGCGGGAACGTCAAATATTACCCAACTACCGGACCCAGCCGGTCCGTTTGCGTTTTTGCAAACGAGATAGTAAGTCGTCCCTACGGACGGCACAAAACTTGGAAGAGTTACTTCTTGGATTTCGCCAGCATCTGGTCCGTTTCTGAAAACCCTGCTGGTTTCTCGATTATTCTGGTGGAATGCGGTAGCAGATGTAGTGCTAAAAGGGGCTCCGCTATAAATAGCCCATTCCAAATTAAATGATCTTAGGTCTCTACCCGACTTCCATCGAAAACCTGTAATTGGATCTGCGCTTGAGACAGTAAAAGACTGAGCAGGGTTTGGCCCCATGCCGCCAAAGAAAGACCCAGGCTCTGGTTTATTCTCTGCGCTTACGTCAATGTTGTCTAACTGAATACTTAGAGCTTCAGCAATGTCGCTAGCGTTTACTTCTACTTGGCCAGATGATGGACTGTTTGCAGCCTGAACTTCAGCGGATCTAGTCACGCCGTTTTGAGTAATTTCTACTCTATACGTTGATTCAAAGGCTTGAGATATAAAAACCAATGCTTCGTTTGGCGCCGTAGAGGGAGAAGTTACTCCCGTCATCTCTGTTTTAATCTCGCTGTTGACGATGTAGGTCACATCGGCAATCGTCAGCGCCTTCAACGACTTGTCAGCGTTGTCGGTGTCTAGGTAGGTGACGTTGTCGTTGTCGGCCCCAGTGTTCGCCCCCATCTCCACCGTCTTCAGCGTCCCATCCTTGTCATAGACACGGATCTGTTGGTCGCGAAGGATCACCGAATACTGCTCAGGAGAGTCTCGGTTGATCGTGTGAACAAACGTCTTGGCATCCGCCGTCAGGTTGGTCTTTGCAACGTGCTCACTAGGAAGTCTCTTCGTCAGTCCCTCAACGACTGAGGGGTAGGCGTTGTCTTGCGCCGTGCATTGGGTGTCCATCCGCAGCGCGTCCGGCTGCTGCGAGACCCCGTTGATTAGGTTCGGAAGAGTCTTCGTGACTAGCGGCATGTTAGCCCCTGTCTAGGCGGTTGATGACGGAGTCGCGGTCAATCACGCGGAACACGTCATGGTGGTCAAAAATAGAGTGATCGGCGGTGTCCATCTCGAATTGACGCAGGCCGACCAACGCAACCATCTCGTCTCCCCTGGTGAACGCAGAAATCTTCTCAGAGCCCAAGACACGATCTTGGTAGATGCGTGCAGCTCGAATCATGATGTATCGCTTTGCCGGTTCTGGCAGGAAGTCCCACTCCATCAACGAGACCACGGTGTATTTCAGGGTCTTCGTAAAGGTGTAAGAGTTGGTCTTCCGGTTGAACAGCTTGGTCCCACGGATCACGATGTCGTGGCTGCTCGACAGGTTGTCGTCCTCTAGGTCAACTCGGACGACGTTGCTGGCAAGGTTTACTTCTCCCGTAGAGTCGGGGGCCAGCTCTACATTCTGGACCGTGTTGAAGTGGTAGGGGACCGACTGGACTTCCCTACTTACCTCATCCAGAACAGACTCAGCTACGCGGACATCCGCAGTGACTGAGGTGAGGTTGTTGACCGGGGCTTCTCCCACGGCACTCAACATTGTGTTGATGGCGTTGAGCTTTGTCGTGGTAGACATCGCCATAGTCAGA